ATATGCTTCTGATCATCAAGGGTAGAAGTACCTCCAGTAGGTATAAAAGCAAGGAAATACCTTCCCTGCTGAAACCTATTTGCGTTAACCTGGAGGGTATAGACTATCTTACACCTCATAGAATAAAAACCAGCCAGTTTCTTAGAAACAAGATCATCAGTAACAATCGTGTTCAAAGCTGGAATGAGGTTGAAGGTGGTCACATTGTCAGTCGAAGCTAGAGCTCCTGAGAGAACCCTAACGGGCTTCTTCAAGAAGTCCCTTATTTCCTGGTTAATACCAGTAAAAGCTGACATCTTAACAATTCCAAGATCTTGTCCCGCAAGAGCAGACTTAGCAATCTTGGAAATAGAATCAGACATATCCACTGTCGTGGAATCCTTAAACATAGCAGTCGCCTCAGATGGGGACGACTGAACTTTAAAAGTCGTTGCTTGTAGACTATCAGGAGAGTCAGCAACAGGCACTCAATCTTTGGCTTGTATGTTTGCGAGTGATAAATTTTCCTCAGTTGTTCACTCAACTGGCTGAGGAGTTGCGCATTTCTCTAGATATTGGTGTTTCTCCGCCGCATCTTGAGAAGTAAGATTTAATAATCCACGACGTTATCAGAGTAAAGCCTAACAAACTCAGTATTTGAATGCGAGCTAAACAGAATTTGCGGTAAACCAGAACTCTGACCTTATGGCAAATTTTCCTTTGGTCTGCCAACTCCAAAGGAGTTGCACGTTTAATGAGATGCCGCTCAATGCTAACTTTAAAAATAATCCGGAACGCAGTCAAGAGCACTGCGTAACGAAACATCATAATTTGGACCAGGAACGTCAACATTAAATTCCTGCCGGTATGCCCTACTTATTTGCTTAGACATGACGGAAAACACCTGCTTCCCATGCAAAGCCAATTCCAGATAAGAATTTTCAACTTTCGTTTTTGTAATCTCATCAGAATCTACACCTTTCTTTGTCCAATTCAGAGTCTCTTTGATAGTCTCCAAATCTAAAGGCGCTGTCCAACGAGCCACATCCTTCGAATAGTTAAATCTCCTTTTAAGGAAAGTAACCTTCCATATTGGGCGAAGCTTGCTAGTAAGTTGTCTCGACTTATCCTCAGCAGTATAAAACATGCCGAATGCGAGAAGAACTTTAGAGATAGACAACTCATTGAACATATCCCTGTACTCTTTCGAGACAGAGAAAACATTGTCATCTCCAAGGGCAAAAACAGAAA